CGTGCCATTAGCCAAATAATGCAGCAGTTTCGTCGGCGGTCAAACCAAGTTTGGCTAATGCTGCTGCCCGTAATTTGGCTTTGTTTTCTGCTTCTTTTGCTGCTGCCGCAATTGCGTCACGTTGTGCGTCAATCGCTGCCGCTTCCTCACGTGTGGCTTCGCGTACTTCGTCGTCAATTTGAATGATGTGTGTCATGTTGCGCCTGTTATTTCTTGTAGCCGTATACGGAAATTGTGCCGCCTGTGATGTTGCCCGTTGAGCAAGTCAGCGTAAATGCGGTATATGACGTGCTGTTGTTCAGGAATGCCCCAAGATCGACAAACACGCCTGCGGTGCGATTAGTGATGTATGACGCTCTAAATGTGGTGGTTCGTGCCGCGTAAGGGTTGTAAACCTCGATGATTGAGCTGAGTCCGCCCGTTGATCCGTCGCCGCCAAGCGCAATGCTTGCTGCGTTATTGTTGCCAAAACCGACAACAGTTGACGAACCGAATGAAACGTATGATCCGGCGTCGTAGTAGCCGGTCGCGGTTGCGCCTAGCGTTAGGGCCAATGTGAGGCTTGTGCTGGCTGCGCCACCGCTCACAAGGATTCGGTAGTTGTCGTAGGTTGTGCTGAATGCATCTGAAACGGTGACGCTTGATACTGCTGTGCCGATTGTTTGTGATTTGACAAATTGCAGCGCGGTATTGTCTTGCAAAGTGGTCATTTGGGCGGCTGTCAGTACTTGCCCGGCGGTGAATGTTTGTGTTGCCATAGTTGCTCCTTTTAGCCTAGGACATTGAGTGCGTCTAGTACGCCATACACGGGGTCGTCGAGGATTAGCTCATAGATGATGGTGGTTGGTGCGGTAAAGAATGTGATGCGGTGGCCTGTTTGGTAGTTGATGGCGTGTTCTACGCCTTCTACCGATAGATCTTGGGCAAGGCTTGTGGTGCTGGTGCCTTGTTGAAAGGTTTTTTCGATGCTTATTGTGTCGCCAATGTCAACGATGGCGACGGTGTCTCGATCGGCTGTGGTTAGCATGGTGAATTGGGTGCTGACGTCGGTGTATCGGGCTTCGGGTTCGGGGTTGATGAGGTAGGTGGCGGCGACGGCGAGTTGCCCGGCGGTGCTTTCAAGCAGGCTGTTGGTGATGGCTTCGGTTTGGATGAAATAGCTGGCGATTGAGCCTGCGTCGCTATTGACGGCTGATGATCCGTCTAGGTTTTCTATGTAGACGCGGTTGACGACGCTGTCTGCTTCGAATGTGATGCCGACGGTGTCGTATGGGAGTTGGGTTCCCATGTCGTCAAATTGGGCTACGGCTGGTGTCAATGTTGCGCCGATGCGGTCTTGGAATGTGAGTATGCCGTCGCGTGACATGAATAGTCGACCGAATTCGGCGGTGTCATTGATTTGGTTCAAATAAGCCAGCACGTTGGTGCCTGCGGAGACGGTGTAGGCGCTGTCGTGGCCAAGGTTGACGGTGCCTGTTGAAATGTTGCGAGCAGTTGGCCCAGTTGGGAAATCGACTTCGGGTAGGTCTAACACGGTTTCTATGCGTTCGCCTGATGTTTCGGGCGTGACGTTGAGTTCGTCCATATAGGTTTGAGCAAGTAAATAGAACTGGTCGGCGCAGTAGACGCTGACGGTGTTGATGCCGCCTAATGCAAAGTTGTAGTCGTAGTTGACGATGTAGCCCTTGAACAAGTATTCGGGGTTGTTGCTGCTGTCGTATCGGATAAGGTTTACTTGGCGCATTGGGGCTAAACCAGGCACGTTTTGGTTTGCGTCGTAATACGGGCTTGACGTGTCAAATGGGTTGAACACCCCGTTGGCGAGCGTGTCGTTGAGCGTGAACGTCATAGTGCCTGCGCTGAACTGATCGCCCTGATCGCGTCGGCCTCGACGCACGTTAATGTTGAGTGTGCCGTCGGTGACGTCAGCAAATTGGGTTGTGCCGTCAAGCACATATTCGGTGTTGTCTAAAACGCTTTTGTATTGGTCGTCTAGGGTGAATGCGTTGACGGTGAAACCTGCGTCAATTTCAAGCGTGTAATTGCCTGATTGGACGATTGCTGAGCCGGGCATCAGACGTACCCGCTGACCTCAATGCGAGCCGGGCCAGCTGAACGGTTATAGGCGCGGATGCTGTCAACCACAGCTTGCCCGATCTCGGCGCTGGTTGCTAGACCGCCGTTGACGTTGACGGTGATGTTGTCCAGCATGGCGTTGCGGGCGCTTGAGGTGAACGGGTTGCTGGCAATACCTGCACCGAGCATATTTGGAGCCTCGGCAATGGCAATTTGGGAGGTAGCCCTGCCACCGCCCCCACCGCCCCCGCTAGGCACGCTAGGAGCCGCTACGACCACCGATCCGCCCCCGGATGACGGAATAGGCACCCCAAGGTTTTTGTCGCCCGTATAGCCCTTTGTGGCGCTACTCAAGCCAGGCAGATCGCCCACTTTGACAAAGCCGACAGGGCTGAGAAGTGGGATCTCGGATGCGTTGACGCCCGGTATTGCGTTCATGGCTTTGATGATCAAGTTGTAGCCCTGAATAACGCTGTTGATCATTGAATTGACCGCGTTGGCAACCACGATGACGGTATTGGCAATCGCAGCACCAAATTGTTTGAACGGTTGCAAGAACTCGGCAATAGCTCTTGGCCCTTCGCGGTAAAGCTCGTACAACGCCCCGATGGTCACGGTCACGATTGCCAACGACGCGCTCATCGCAGCAATCGAGCCTTGGGTTGCGTAAAACGATCCCGTCAACGCGAAATTGACTGTTTTTGTAGTGACCGCTAGAGCGTTGTACGCTTTCATTCCCGCGTTGGCTACAAGCACCGCACCTGATAGACCGCCGACAGCTAATGCCAATTTGACAATTAGCCCGCTGTTTTCTTCAACCCATGACGCCATGCGGGTGATGATTGGGATCAGTTCTTCAAGCACCGGCAGCAAAGCGCTACCAATCGCTTCGGTAGCTTCTGCCCAAGCAATGTTGAGCTTGGCCATGCCGCCCTCAGCGGTTTCGGTAAACGCCTGGTTTGCGCCGCCAAATGTGCCGCCAAGCACGTTGATGATCGTGTCAAGGTCGGCGCCCTCACGAATAAGGTTCGCCATTTCGGGTGTAAGAGATCGCAGCGCCTTGTAATTGCCCTCGTAGGCTTTGGCCAGCGCATCAGCGACCGTTGTTGCGTCAATGGATGTTGCCCGGCTGATATCGAGCACCAGCGACATTTGTTTCTGTGCTTCGCTAATGTCTTTTGTGCCTCGAACGAGCGCAGCAAACGCCGGGCGCAAAACGTCATCAGCAACAGCGCCCTGTTTGGACATGACGCTAATCGCTTTTTCAACCTGTTTGATTTGGTCTTGGGTTGCGCCAGTCGAATTGACAAGCTGCACTTCAAGGGCTTTTTGTGCGGCCTGATCTTCCGCGGCGGCTTTTGCGGCCATGCCGAGCCCAGCGGCCAAGGCCCCGGCAGCTGCCGCGGCAGGCAACATTGCCTTTTTCAGCGCAAACGCCGACTTTTCGCCAGCGCCTTCAAGTGACTGAAACTCTTTTACGGCGCCACGAATACCCTTATCGTCGAACTCGCTAACGATGGGAATGCGGATGCTCATATCAGCGCAATTCTACGTTCAATCTCTTTGGCGACCTGTTCAATCGCTTTGGTCATTTCGGCTTGCACGTCGGTGATGTGTGCTTCGGCAGCTGGCCACATGACGCGGGATGGGTTGCCAGCAAATGCGGTGAGCGCGTCACCAAAACGGTTGGACGTGCCACGGCCTGCAATGTCGTAAATGGCGGCTGCGGGGTCTTTTTGAATGACTGTTACAACGCCGTCTTTTTTGCGTCCTGCGTCCACTTTGACCGTAATGCCACGTCGAGCTTTACGGGCGTCCCACGGCAACAGTTGGCGACCGCTCTGTGTCCAACGGTATTTCATGCCCGACAACGCTTGTGCCGGGTAATTGCCTTGCGCCGCCACCACGATTGGGCTGGCAATTTGCTTAGCGTCTTTCGCAAATTGTTTGCGGGCCTCAGGGTCAATCTGTTTGAGGTCACGCAACATTTCCTTGACGCCGATCACCTCAACGGTTGCCATTAGCGGCCCCGCTTTGCTTGTTGCTGTTGCAGCTCAAACACATGGAACACGGTGGTCATGTCTCGAGTGTCAAATTCCACTTGCGGCGGCCAGTAGCCCGTCATAACTAAGACCTCAGCGAGGGAGCGTCGCCAGGTGCCGCGATGGTAGGGGTTTCGTCGGTGGTTTCCTCAATGGGCGTAATTTCCATGTCCGGGTGTTCAGCGACCCATTCACGCCAGGTACCTGGCACTTTGTCGCCAGCAAGTTTGCACAGGATGTACGCCCAGCAGCACATGTCAACGAAACCGATGCCTTTGCCGTCTGCGGATCGGCGGTTTTCGGTCTTTTCCCACTCAACGATGGCAAGCATGTTTGTGACCATCGTGCGGGGTTCGCGCCCGTCTTTGAGGTCGATTTTGAGTTTGACGCGCATTAGTTACCTTTCGTCGGGCAAGGCTCCGCCAGCGCGGGCTTGCTTGGTTTGTTTTCAGCGCCGCCCGATCGGGCTGGCGAGAACATGGCTAGCTGGTGGCCTTTGCAAGTGTGCCACCCGTGAACGTCAGATCGATCGTTGACAGTTCGCCAAGCGATGCGTTGATTGGGGTGTGGCTTTCAAGGTATGCACCGGTGAGCGTGTACGACGGGTTGGTTGCCGAAACCGCACCGGATGCTGGCTGCAATACCAGCGTGGTGGTCGTGCCGACAAGGCTGTAGATCGACGCTTCGGTTTCGGTCGCCGCGTACGACTGGTACAACGTGACGGTGATGCTGTTGTTGGCGAGGCCTGCGGTGTAGGTGCGAGCCGTTGAGCCAAACGCGGTGTTTTCCAGCGCTTCAACGTTGTAAGTGATCGTGGCGGCGGTGCATTGGTCGCTGAGGTCGACGCTGTTAATCGTGACGCTCGGGTTTGACAGGTAGACGCTGGTTGCCATGTAAGTTACTCCTCGACTGGTTCTGCTTTGACTTTAGACGACTTTTTTGGTTTGTCGGTGGATATGAGGCCAGCCGACAACAGGGCGTCAATGTTGGTGCCTTCTACTGGTTCAAACTTGTTGCCTGGTGTACCAAGGCGTGGGCTGACGATGACGTACATGATCACTCCTAGCTTGTCTGTGCTTGCATGGTGACGGTGAGATCGTAGGCAGGCAAGATTGAGCCGCCAATGTCAATGACGGTTGGGCGCCCCCCGGTGACGGCCACGTTTTTGGCTAGCAGCATGGCGCAAATGTTGAGCAAAGATCGCTGAGCATCCAGGTTGGCTGGGCCGAGCGTCAGCACTTTGACCGGAAACGTCAGTTTCACAATGTTGTAGTTCCAGCTCTCCCACGACGGCGCGTCAATAAACGCGCACGGCGGAACAATGTTTCGGGGATCGTTGACGACCTGTAGCCCTGTGATGGTCTGCAGGGTTGCGGTCAGGTCGTCGATGGCCTCATTGAACAGGTCGGTGTATGCGGGTACGGGCATTAGGCCACCTGCGGGCGGTCAATCCCCAACAGCTGCTTTACCATGCCTGATAGGCCGACGACTGGGGCGGTTGCCATGCCGTCAAACGATGCGAACTGATCCATTGAGCCGCGTTGACGGTACAGAGCACCGCCGTACATGATTGTGCCTAGGGTGACGTCGCTTGATGGGCTGGTGCTGACGCTGTCAATGTATCCAGCCTCTTGGCGGCGTCGATAGCAGAACTGGTTGGCGGCTGCGGCGCATTGCGTCAAAAACGCTGCGTCTCCTGCGGTTGCGGTGCCGATCCCTAGCCAGTCCTCAATGTTGGTTGCGGTGATCCAAGTGCAAACTGGCGTGTATGCAAGCGACCCGGTGGATGCGACGCGATCGACGTCGCTGGCGGTTTTGGCGTACAGCACCTGGTTTTGAATTGGTACCTGATAGTCGTACATTAGGTCGCCCTCGGTGTCGATGCCGAGGTACAGGTATTGCGGGAGCGCGTAAACGGTGTATGAGCCGTTGAACGTGGCGTCGACGCCTGTGACGGTGATTGCGCCGCCTACAACTACCTCTGAGGGTGTGAGGAGCTGTAGGACGGCGTAATCGTCCAGTAGATACTTGTGTGTGACCGTGTAGGTGGCCATTTTGTGGGCCTACCTTTCAGATCACGGGCTGACGGTGATGGACTTGACGAGGTCGCTGTCGGCGATGAACGTTGCGACGTACCCGTAGTACGAGAACGTGCGTCCGAGGGTGCTTGGCACCTCAACCGACATGAGGCCGCGTACCTGCTCGTAGAACTCGATCGCGGAGCCCTTGGCGACGACCATCGTGTTGGCCGCAAAGTTGCGGTCTGCGACGAGGTTGAGGCCGAATGGGTTGAACGTGTTGAGCTGCGTGACGTTAGCTGATCCGGCTGCGTTGACGCCCATGAGACCTGCGGCGCCGGTGTACGGAAATACCAATCGCTTGTCTGCGTCCATCTGCTGTCCCATCAACTTCCAGGTCGTTGGGTCGACGAAAATGTGGTCAGGCAGGAAGTTGCTGGCCGACAGAATATCGGTTGCTGCGTCGTACAAGGCCGCAAACAGCGTGGATGGGTCGGTCGTGTTGAACGTCCAGGTCGATCCTGATGCTGAAGCGCCCGAGGTGATTGCGTCTGCCGCGATGTTGTCGGATGCAAGCAGGTACTGGCCTGCGAGGTCGCGAAGGATGATTTCCATTGCGGCGGGGCTGGTGAAGTCGATGTCCTGCACCGACAACGTGACCTGACCTGCAAGGGTGGTCTTGGTGACGACGTTCGATGCAATGACCGGGGTGGTGGCCGATGCGCCCGTCAATTCGGTTGACTGGGTTGCCACCGATGGGTGAGTCGTCCAGGTTGGGCGGATGAACGTCTTTTGGTTGCCACCGTCTGGCATGGCGCGAGCGCCGATTGCTGCGACGACTGGGCGGATGTAGTTCAGATCTTGGAACACAGGGCCGAGAACTGGGACTGGGAGCAAACCGGGCGTGTCGGTGGTGAGGGTGTCACCTGCGGCTGCCTGAAGTGCTGACTGGCGCGAGAGTGCGAAGTCGCGAGCGGCTGCTGCGACGTTGCGGAACGTTTCGCCACCGATGTGCATTGCGGCGAGGTATTCGCCTGCGGTTGGCAGGTCGAACTTGCGCTTCGGCTGTGCCGGGATTGGTGCGGTTGGGATCGCGGCCTCAACTGCGGCGGCCTCGACGACTGGTGCGTTTTCCATTGCTGGTGTCTCCTCTTGTGGGGTCTCTTGTTCAGTATTGCCGATTTCTTCTTCGGGTTGGTGGATACTTGCAGCGACTTCGGTGATGGCGGCCGCGTCACCGAATGCTCCGACGGGTACGAGCGACAGCTCTACCCAGTCGGCGGCCTTGACGATCATGGTGCCGTCGTCGTCGTAGCTGAAGTCGGTGGGGGTCACGCCAATAGATACCTGGTCAATGACGCCTTCAGACAGCATGATCATGGCGTCCTGACCCTGGCTTGATGCCGAAATTTTGGCGGTAAACAGCATGCCTTCGGGGCTGTCGACGCGCTCGGTGACGACACCGACGGGCATTGTGCTGTCGTGATACATGAACAGGCGCGGTGCCTTGCCTTCGACAGGTAATGCGCCTGGCTTAATAATGACGTCTTGCCCGGATGCGACGGTTGCTTTGACGTTGTACGGTACGGCGACGCCGCTAATTTCGCGTCGGCCTGCACCCTTACCAGCAATGATGCTGATGTCGGTGGCGTGAAATTTGATCATCGGTTTGCGATCCTCTCTTGCGTGTTTTCTTGAATGTTGACTTCTGATGGTTCATCCATTTTGTCGGCTGCGTATTCTTCTTTTAGGTATTCGTCGGCGTCGAATTCAACATAAGTGCCGCGTGGTAGCACGTTGTCCATTGACAGGGTTGCGGCGATCGCTTCGGCGTACAGCTTGACACCAAAGATGTAGAGGTCGGCGCGGGCCTGTTGTGCTGACTGATACGAGTACGACCCGGTAGATACGCCGACAAGGTATGGCGGTACGTTGCCAAGGCGGGCGGCTTCTAGCGCCGAGTAGTTCGCGCTTTCAATCAACAGCATTTTGTCAGGGGTCATTGTGGTCGGCTCGTAGTTCAAATACTGGTTGAGCGCGGCGGTCTGATTTGTGGCTCGAGCTGCGTTGAATTGGGCGGCAATGTCGGTCAATTCCTGTGCCGACAATGGCTCGCCGTCGGTCTGCTTGAGGATGCCTGCGGGGATCGAGCTGCTGGCGTTGCGGTTGCGGGCCGCCTCAATCTTTAGCGCAGTCTCAATCGCGCCTGGTGCGGAATAAATGAGGCCTTGCGTCGGGCTGAGAAATTGCACGAGATTGGCTGGGTCAAGTTCGCCGCCGTTGAAGTACACCTGTTTAGATGGCGCAAACCACACCGGGCCAACCTGATCAGGCGTCGTGATCGACCCGGTCGGCAGGCGCGTGAACGATGCGGGGTAGCCGTCGGCGGTGCGTGACGTGATGTACCAAAACGCGCGACCGTAGAAAAACAGGTCGTCAAATGTCCACGCCATAATGTGCCCGTACGGCACGGTCGGGTCAGGTCGACGTAGCCATGACCGCGGCGCCAAATACACCTTGGTCATTTCTTCCTCAAGTTCGTTCCAAACTTCGTTGTACATCTTGAGCGGCATGCAGCTGATGACGGATGCCATGAGGTCACGCGCACGATTGATGGCAGGCACCGAGATTGCACGGTTGCGGGCTTCACCTTCCTGATAGGTGTAGTACTGGCCGATCATGTTTGGGCCTTGCGCGTTTGACGTGTAGCCGACAGCGGCCTGCACTTCAGCGACTGGGGTGGTGCTGATTGCGGCGGTCTTTTTAGCGAACAGGGCCATGCGTCAAGTGTGCCACAAGCGTCAAGCGTTTATGTGTACCCGCCCGCCGACACGATCCCGACGAAAGGCCGGGGCGGGTACG